TCACCTGCATCCATAGACTGAGTAGGAACAACAGGCAGACCCCAAAGGGTAGGGCCGGCGATCTGTTGCGGGTTCGCAAAAATGTAGCGCTGCTGGCTGTCTTTGGTAAGCTCGATATCTGCCCAATCAATCGGATTGATTACAATGCCATCTGCACTATATTCAGCCAAAGCAACTTGCAACATCGCAAGGCGCAGCCGATCGATCTTGGATTCATTAGCAACAGTAACGCCAGGGTTTGAATAGGCTGTAGCCTGGGTATGAATTCCGTTGATATTGAGACCAGACCCAGAGCCTTTCAACAGCTGCAGCTCTTCTTTAAGCTTCAGCCCGTATCGCAACCGGCCATCGGCATAAGCCTGAAGCATTGAAGCGTCAGCAAGGATTTGCTTAGAAGCAACAATATGGTGAGCGATGGTGGCCACCGGCGCCTGCAAAGCATCAAATGTAAGCCCACTTTGTGGCTTGGGATTAGCTGGGTTTTCTGACACCGGCGCAGCACTGTTTGTGAACCCCGTCTCTCTCACATACTCAATGGCATTAGAGGATGTCCGATTAAACCGGATGAGATCACGGACTGTCAGCCGGCGCTGAGCAGGGGTGATAATACCAGGCACTCGCGTTGGCTCTACCAAATCACCGGCGCTTGAATCATCACTGGTAATTGCTGCGGCGTTGATGTTTACAGAGAAGCCTGAGCGACCATTCGGGTTGAAGTTTTTAAAGGCTTCACTTTCAACCAGGTTTTCACCCAATGTTTTCGGCTTGCTGGCTCCGCCACCGCCATTTTCCAAAGAAACAACCAGCTGCTCAGCAGCCTGCAAACGTGCCTGCAGCTCACCCTGAGAAACAAGCAGTTTATCCACCTGTTCTCGCGTATCTGCAGACATTTTCGCATGGTTTTTGATTTCGGTTTGAGACTGTTCAGCAAACTGACGCAGCTCATCACCAACTTTTTTCAGATCCGCCTGGACCTGTTTATACTCTTTTTCAATATCAGACATTTAGTTATCTCCACGCGCGAAGAGCGCGAAATTGACATCCAATTTAAGTGGGCCATATTGGGCCACAACTTGCTCCGCGGCAGCGTCGTGCGTGCCATGATCGCCAGCAGCGTCATGCGTGCTGGCTTTCAGTTCATTAAACAGCTTTCTTCGTTCTGACCGAGGCATTCCGGCTTTGGCTAGTGCGACATCAGCTTTCCGGATAGCGGCAGATTTCTGATCTTCTCGCTCAGCAATTTGATCAGAAGGAAGTAGGTCATCAGCAAACCCATGATCTACAGCATCTGCACCACCGATCCAGGTTTCGGCGTCCATCATGGATTTAATTTCTTTTTCTTCAATACCTGTCCTTGTTTGATAGATGCCTGCCATGGCTGAATCGAACGGCTCAAGGGTTTCGGCAACCTCGCGCAGATCATTTCGATTACCCATTGCAATTACCCAGGCATTGTGAATCATCAAAAACCCAGCACGAGCTATCTGTAATTCATCCGCAGCCATTGCAATAACAGATGCGGCAGAGGCGGCCATCCCCATCACCCTTACAGTGACATGGCCTTGGTGAGCACGAAGGAGGTTGTAAATTGCCAGACCTTCAAAAAGATCGCCGCCTGGTGAATTGATATTCACTACTACATCACTCGTGGACCCGATTGATCTAAGCGCTGCAGCAATTCTTTTTGCTGTTACGCCTTCACCCCAGTAATCCCCGATAACTTCATAGATCCCGATATCATTATCAGATGATGCCGCAGCCTGAAAACCTGGGTTCCATTTTTGATAAGCAGCTGGGACAATATCCCAGCCAATGGAGCCGCTAACTTGATCAGTAGGGGCTTTGGGCATGCGTGACTTGATATTCATGATCGCTCCTCATTTTTGGGCAAGGGGTCTTCAACACCAAGCCAAGCCCGTAATGCATTTCTAGCTGAATCGGAATCTTCAGCCTCACCCAGCGAATCCAATGGCGCCATCGCGCTCTGAACTGTCAGAACATCAGCGTTGCCACCCCTTGGCATCAGGTTTTCCAATATCCTGACTTCGTCTCGAGTAAATATCCCGTTGTTAACCATAGCTGCATAAAAGGCTGCTCTCCCGGCGCTATCTGCACGCAACAAGCCCTCGATTGAGAATTCAGCATGATATTTAAGCTGCTCCGATGGCGTTAACAGTCGCGTGTTGACTGCGTCTTCAATGCGCTTAAGCCATGGGCGTAAAGTAAAAGTCAGAAAGTTGATTAATTTCTGCTCTAGTCCGGTACCCCAGTTACTATCTTTGTTTCCATGCCCCACCATTGAAGGGTCGACCCGGAACCATCGGCAAACCTCTTCAACTGAAAAACCCCTGGATTCAAGCAACTGGGCGTCTCTTGGCGGGATACCGATATTACTGGCTGTCATACCTCCTTCGAGCAAAGGTGATTCTCCGGCCTGTAGAGCGCCGGTTATCTTGCTAAGCCCAGACCTAAACTCGGTCCTTTGGTCAGGCTTCAGGAATTTGTCAATTGTGTAGGCAACTGTAGGCGCCAGTCCTTTCTCAAACTGTGAATTCGCAGATTCGTTTGCAGCGAGTGCCGACCCAAATACCGAGGCGCCATACTGAATAGCCGACACACCCCAAAGCCCATCCAGTGAAAACCCAGATATATAAAACAGATTTGATAGCGGCACTGTGCGCTGCTTACCATTCCGATCATTTATCAGTGCTTCCCAATTACCGGAAGCATTCTTGCGCATACCAAATCTGTCGGGCGGGATAAAATCCAACGCAACCAAACGGCCATTGATATATCGTTTTTCCGAAAATCCATTCCCCCTCAAAAGCATTGCAGCAACCTTTGCTTCCCAATACATGGTTGCCGTTGAATTGCTGTTGGGTTGAACGTGCAGAATTCGCTGAAGAGAATGGTTCTTCGCTTTTCGCCTGACACCATCAGGGCCTCTCTCATAAATATGAAGTGGCAGAGTGGCGATTGTTTCTGAAATCAGACGCGTGCAAGCCCATGCCGCAGACAAGGACATGACTGATGACTCGCTGACATTTTGCCCCGCTTTATTCGCTGTAGCATTCCACGCAGACCAAAAACTATGGTCGGTAAGCTGGATAGGGATCCCAAGCCATGAAAGTATCGACGAGCGAACGCGCCCGATCTTTTTTTCAGGTTTTTGATTCATGTAATAACGGGATCCCGGATAAAGCCAATGAAGTCGTCGTCTGACTCGGTTTGGACGATGGCCCTACTTAATGCCATGATCAAAGCGACGACACCGTCAATTTTATTTTCGACTCGTTCTTTGGTCGGATAAATATTGTCTTTCTTGTCGAGCTGGGCTACCACGTTGCTGACCATCCAGGTGAGAATAGGACAGTTTCCATGCGCCAGCAGTTTCTGCAGCACGAGCTTTTCCATTTCCTTCATGGCTTCGCTCATGTTCTGTACTGTCTGCCTGACCTCAACCATGACCAGGCCTTCGTTTTCCATTTCCTGAGCCAGCTGAGTGGCTTGCCAGGGGTCATATGCGTATTCGAGAATTTCAAACCGCCCGCCAAACTCACGCATATCATCTTTGATCACTTCAAAGTCGATAACCTCGCCATCAGTCACCGTCAATAATTCCAGCGAATGAAACTCCATGTAACGTGACGAGTTGCTGTCCAGGTGCTCAATAACCCTTGACTCCGGGATGTAGTAACGCCCATGAACATGCCAGTGCGGGTCATCGGGCACCGGTGGAAACAGCAGCAGGTTACCGACAATATCAATCTTGCTGGCCAGGTCGAGTGCAGCAAAACAGGGGCGTCCTTCGAGCTCTTTGAGATCCTTTCTGGCTCCGCACTGCTGCCACTTGATCATGTTCATCCAGGACTTTTTCGCACCCACCCACTGGTTGAGGTGCTTGGTCCTGAACACGGCCTGCTTACTGGCTGACTGGATAGCTTCGCGCTGCCTGGCTATCAGGAAATCAGAGCTGATGCTGACGCCATAATTCGGGTTGGCTTTGATCAGCGCCA